GTTATGGACATCTGGTTGAGCGCTGTGCAAGCGGTCACTGTTGCCCGTGGCGACCTCTAAGGCAGCGTGCTGCGCGCACTGTCAGCGCAATAAGACGGATGTGGAGAGTCCATATTTCCAGCCCTGGACCTGCTGCGCCATCTCCTTATATGAGTTGGAGAACAAGCACGCGGAGCCACCCGTGTATCCGCCAGGGAACGCCTGGTCAGCGCTGCGCAGAAGCATGAGACTAATCCTTTCCCGCTAATGCCCCAGCGGGGTAGAATGGTGTGAGCAACGTGTCCACCGTGGCCCCGCTCCTAACGTGACACTCGTGGTCCCTGGGTGCCGGGGTTGCCGCGCGCCTAAGGAGTGGGATGACCGCATATAGAGTCCTGGTCGGCCTTGACTACGCTGGCAAGCGAGCCGAACCCGGCGACATTGTGAGCGACCTCCCACCCAAGAGCGTCGGATGGCTCACAGCGCAGAACATTGTGGAGAAGGTTGGCGACGCCCCAAAGGCACCAGCCGCCCCCGTAGAGACAGAATCCCCCAAGATGCGTGAGCAACAGTCCCAAGAAGAAGGGTGACGCCTGATGCCCACGTTCCGTCATGGCAAGCGCACAGCAGTTCTACTTAACGCGACGGACATGTCGCCGTTCCTGAATGAAGCGACTCAGACTCAGGAGATCGAGACTGCGGAAACCACGACATTCGCTGACGAGGACAAGACGTACATCACTGGCCTTGGCGACGGCACGATCAGCGTTAGTGGCATGTTTGACTCCACCGCTGGCGCGTCCGACCCCGTACTGCGAGGAACCATCGGGCAGGAAGACAACACCTTCACAGTTCTTCCCGAAGGAACGGTCGCAGGGCGCAGGTCCATCATCGCTAACGGACAACTAACGTCCTATGAAGTTTCGTCCCCGGTTGGGGACGTTGTCGCCATCTCCGCAGAAGTGCAAGCGGATGGCGGCCTGTTCTCCGGTCTGGCTCTAAGCGACCTGGCAACAGTCAGCGCAAGCGCCGGTCAAGATACGGGGATCGACAATGGCAGCGCCACCAGCAATGGTGTTCTCGCCAACCTGCACGTCACAGAGAACACTCACGACGGTAACGCGGTCTTTAAGGTCCAGCACTCCACAGATGGAGTGTCCTGGGCTGACCTTGTTACCTTCACGACCGTTAGCGCGTCCAGCACAACGGGCGAGTCGGTCACCAGTACGGGTAACGTCAATGCGTACCTGCGTTCGACGTACACCCTGTCCGGCTCTGCCGGGTCCGTCACCTACCACATCAGCGCAGCGAGGAGATAACTGTGCCCACCTTTAAGCATGGAAAGAACGCCCACTTCGCCCTCGACGGCACCGCTGGCTCGCTCGTAGTCATCAGCGACACGCTGAACGAGATTAGCCTGCCCCGCGAGATCGAAACTGCCGAGACAACTGCCTTCGGCCAGAACGACAAGACCTACATCACCGGACTTGGTGACGCAACCATCAGCCTCAGCGGAATGTTTGACTCCACTGTGGACACGATGGTCGCTGGCAACATCGCCAACCTCAAGTCCGGCTCAGTGTCCAGCCTGACCTTTGAGTACGGACCCAGCGGTTCCGCCTCATCGTCACCGAAGTTGTCTGGTGAAGCGCTCATCACTTCCTATGAAGTGTCCTCCCCGGTTGGTGACGTTATCACCTACTCGTTGGAGTTGCAGGTCACTGGCGGCGTCACTGCTGGCACGTTCTAAGCGACACCACCATTTCCACGTTCCCTAGTGGGCCAACTAAAGGAGTACAGCAGTGAACCTTCGTGACAAGATCATGGCGGCTGAAGATATCCCGTCTGAGGTTGTGAACGTCCCTGAGTGGAGTGTAGAAGTTCTCGTGAAGGGCATGAGTGCTGGTGAGCGCTTGCGCCTTATGAGCAACGCCTTCGACATGAACACTCAGCAGGTCAACATGAGCATCGTCTACCCGGATGTTCTTGTGGCCTGCACATTTGACCCAGAATCGGGTGACGCCGTGTTCACAGAGCAGGACAAGACAGCAATCCTGGCGAAGTCCAGCGCCGCTGTGGAGCGGGTCGCCAATGTCGGCCTGAAACTGAGCGGCATTGGTAAGGACGAGCAGGATGAGGCAGGCAAGTCTTTCTCCGAAACCCAGAGCGAAGATTCGTCTTCGAACTAGCGCAACGGCTGGGCAGGACTGTCGGCGAACTGTTGCATGGCAGTCCTGCTCACCAGCCACTTAGTTCCTATGAATTAACTGAGTGGATCGCGTTGGAGCACCTGCGCGTCTGGGAGCAGGAACAGGCGATGAAGAAACGGCGGTGACTTATGGCTACAGCGACGCAAGTTGTCGCCAGGTTCACCGCTGATATCAGTGACGTTCAGTCGAAGATGGGGGCGGCGCGGGACGCGTTTAACTCCGTCAGTGACGCTGCGTCTATGTCTAGTAGGCGGATTCGTGAGTTAGGCCAAGGCCTAGCCGACGTTGGCAAGAAGATGACCGTTGGCGTCACCCTGCCCATCGCTGGTGCGGGAGCGGCAGCAACCGCCGCAGCCATGTCGTTTGAGTCCTCTATGAACAAGATCGTCGGTCTTGTGGGTATCGCGTCGGATGAAGTCGCCGGTATGGGTGATGAAGTCCTGGGAATGGCTGGAAAAGTCGGCAAGGCACCGGTAGAACTGTCCAATGGCCTGTTCGTTATTACATCCGCAGGACTTCGTGGCGCTGAGGCCATGTCTGCGTTGGAAGCGTCCGCGAGGGCTGGGGCCGCTGGCCTGGGTGAAACTAACGACATCGCACGGGCTGTGTCTGGTGCGCTATCCGCATACGGGTCAGACGTTCTCAGTGCAGCGGACGCGACGGATGCGATTGTGGCGACTGCTCGCGCTGGTAACTTTGAGACCAGCCAGTTCGCCGCCGCGATTGGCCGCGTGCTGCCATTCGCGGAACAGGCGGGAGCGTCTTTCCAGGACATGGGTGGCGCTGTCGCACTGCTCACACGCGTTAATGGCGATGCCGCGCAGTCTGTCACGCAGATGCAAGCATTGTTCCGGGCGTTCGTTGTCCCCACGGAGGAGGCGAAGAAGGCGCTAGATGGCGTTGGGATGAGCGCTGGTGACTTGCGCGCATCCATCGCAGACAGGGGCCTACCAGCAACCCTGGCGATGCTGGATAACGCGCTGGTGGGAACCGGGAACAGTTGGGTAGGTTGTTAGGTTCGTCGGAGGCGGCGTCGGCAGCGTTCCAGATTCTCAACGCCGACGCGGATGCAATCAACGGAACGTTTGGTGTGGTGCAGGACAGCGCCGGGATGACTGCGGAGGCGTTCGCGTCTGTCTCGCAGACAACACAGTTCCAACTGAATCAAACCATGGCGGAACTTAAGGCGGCGCTCATTGACGTTGGCGAGTCATTGCTGCCGGTTGTGAAGGGGGTTCTTGACTTCGCTCAGCGCTGGATTGGTGCGTTTAACTCGTTGCCAGCGCCAATTAAGAACATGATCACGATCATGGCGGGACTCGTTGCGGCGGTTGGGCCACTGCTGCTCATCGTTGGCAAACTCATTGTGGTCTTCTCAACTCTGTTGTCGTTCATGCTAAAGATGAAAGCGTTCCAGACAATGCGCACCGCGCTCGCTGGTCTGCGCGCTGACCTGGCGCTCACTAGAACTAGCGTCTCGCAGACGCGAACGTCTATGGGTTTGATGGGTACGACAGCCACGATGGTTAGGACAACCGTGGTGACCTCGTTTAAGGCGATTGGTGTCGCGGCGAAGGGACTTCTGGCGTCACTTGGGCCTATTGGCATCGCGCTCATCGGTATCGGTGCTGCGTTTGAGATCTTCATGGGCAAGGCTGCTGGGACTGCGCATCACGTAGAGAATCTGCGCGATGAGATTGACCTCACCACGGGAGCGATGACCGAGGCCGGACGAATCTTCATGGCCTCAGAACTTCGATCGAACATCAGCCAAGAAGACTTGGACATGATGGCGGGGTATGGCGTCACGATTGACGGGTTCATCGCAGCGCTTGAAGCGGGTGGGCCTACGCTTGATGCCTACCGCGAAAAGATTGCTGCGATGCAGGAACAGCAGAGTCAGTCTGAGGGACTCCTGGCAGGGATAGGCGTCGAAGGTGTTCTGAACGTTGGAACAGTTAACTCCATTAACACCATCGTGGAGAATCTCGACGGGATGATCGGTTACTACGATCAGGCTAAGTTGGCGGCGGAAGACTCAGCGAAGGCGCAGGCGGAAGCGGCAGGGATCGCAGGCGAGGCGGCGAAGGATGAACTGAACGCGTTTATCGACTCTACGCGTCAGAAGGCCATGCAGCGGGACCTAGATGTTAGGGCGGCGCAGGACGCAGCGCGAACGAACACAAGGTCTTTCGATATTACTGCGCTGGGTAAGAGCGCAGCAGATCAGAGGATCATCGATTCGCAGCGCGCCGTCGATGACGCGATG